GTTGGCCGCCGCGGTTCTATGTGGCCGCGTGGTGGACGGCATCGCCGCCCGTTGTTGTTGTGGCATTGGCGCCCGGCCGGGGTTCCCTCTGGCGCCCGGCCGGGCGGCCTAGCCTGTTGGCCCGTATGACGGTTGCCGCGATAACGCCGGGCCTCGGCCGCCCGTCGTTGGTCCGGGCGCCGGGCGGCGTTCTCCTACCCTCACCGACCGACGCCACGGTCGGCCCGTACGTCTACGACGCCATTTCGGCCCAACAGGTACCGGCCGTGTCGCGTGCCGTCGGGTTGTACGCGGGCCTCGTGCGCCAATGCGCCATGGAATGTTGGCGCGGCTACCAACGCCTACCGACGCCGCGACTGTTGGAGAGGCCCGACCCGTGGCGCGGCGGGCCGTGGTTCGTCGGCGTCAACGTAGAGGACTATTTGCTATCGGGTAACGCCATTTCGCTGATCACGTCGCGTGGCGCCGACGGGTGGCCGCTGTCGGTCCAATGGTTGCCCGTGAACATGGTGTACATACTTTGGGATTGGTACACGGGCGAACTGACGTACACGTACCTCGGCCAACCGTTGCCGCTAGAGGACGTCGTACACGTCCGGCGCGGCGCCGACCGTTTGTACCCGGTCCGCGGCGTGGGCGTCGTGGAAGAACACTTATCGACGTTGGACCGTGTCGCGATGGAGAACGAATACGAGCGCGGCGCGTTGGGTACGGGCGGCGTGCCGTCGGTCGCCGTCATTACGCCACAAGCGAACCTGACACAAGAGAACGCCGACCAGGCCAAAGCCGATTGGGCCGCCAAGTTCTCGGGTCCGGTCCGCGAACCGGTCATTCTCCCCAACGGCACGGTCGTACAGCCTCTCGCGTGGTCGCCGGGCGATACCCAACTGGCCGAGATGCGCCGACTGTCGCTAATCGACGTCGCAAACATGTTCAATCTGGACGGGTACTGGCTAGGCGCGCCGGTCGCCGGTATGACCTACCGCACGGCCGGGCCGCAATACCAACAGATTTTGCGGACGTCGCTAGAACCCGTATTGGCGGATTTTGAATCAGTCTGGTCCGACGCGTGGTTGGTCCGCGGCCAAACCATCCGGTTCAAACGCGACCAGTTGCTACGCGAGGATTTGCCGACGTCGACCACGGCGGCCGTCGCCGCCTACGGCGCGGGCCTCGTGTCCCTAGAGGAAGCACGGGTCATGATCGGCCTACCGCCCGACGTGACCGGCGCCATTGGCGCGGGTGCGGACCAGGGCGCGCCCGCCAGCCAAACGCCCGACGCCGAACCGCCCGGTCAACCCGACAATCAAACCGCTGACGAACTATTGGGGAATGCATGACGACGACATTGACCGCGCCCGAGGCCCGGACCTACGCCACGTCACTAGAGCTACGCGACGTCGAACGGACCGGGTACAGCTACCTAGAGGGCCGGGCCGTGCCGTACGACACGCCCGCCGACGTCGGTTGGTTCGTAGAGACGCACGCGGCCGGGTCGTTCAAAGCATCGGTCAACGGCGGGTCTGGCAAACGGGCGCCGTTGTTGTTGTTCCACGACAACCGTTCGTTTCCCATCGGCCATGCCGAGAAATGGACCCACGACGACGGACTGGTCGGCGTTTGGAAACTGAACGGGTCGGCCGAGGCCCAACGCGCCGCCGACGCGGCGGCGTCGGGCGACCTGGTCGGTATGTCCGTCGGGTTCATGCCGGTTCGCTCCGATTGGGATTACGTGGCCTGGGACGATTGGAACCCCGACCTCGGCCCCGAGCACAAGGACCACGTAACCCGGGTCGAATCGCGCCTACTAGAGGTTTCGCTGACGCCGACGCCCGTGTTTGCCGACGCCGAGGTAGCCGACGTCCGTACGGCGTGGTCGATAGAGACACGAGAGGCCGCGCTACCTCGGCCCGTCCGGGCCGCCGATACTTGGCGCGCCGAGGCCGACCGGCTACGGTGCGGCCCTAGCGACTAACCGTTACCGGGTCCGTTTCGACGCCCGGCCCGACGGCCAGGCCCCGCGCACGCCGGGCGCCTAGCGACGGGCCAACGCCGGGCCAACCACGGCGCCATTAGGCCGCCCGTTAGGCATTGTCGAAACGAAAGGACCCGAACCCATGCCGAACGTTGTATTGGAGAGGTTGCGCCAACAGCGCGCCGAGCAAATCGCCACCATTGACGCCATTTTGGAACAGGTAGGCGACGACCGCGACCTGGTCGACGCCGAACGGTCGCTACTGGAAGCGGCCCGTAAGAGGATTGGCGAGATTGACGAACAGATACAGCCGCTGGCCGCGTTTGAATCGACACGCGAGGCCCACGACGAGACGGTCCGGGCGTTGCCACGCCCCGAGGCCGGGCGCGTTCCGGCCGCGGCACGCGCACCCGAATGTCCCTACACCACGCCCGGCGCGTTCGTAGTCGACTACCTACGGGCCAACGGCCTTGTCGACGGGTCCGGCGTGCGAGGCCGCGACGAACAGGCGGCCGCCCGCGTCCAACAGGCCTACCAGGTACGCGCCGACCAAACGACGGCCGACACGCCCGGCCTGTTGCCGACGCCCATCGTTGGGACCGTCGTGTCACTGATCGATGCCAACCGGCCGTTGATCTCCAGTCTCGGCGCCCGCCCGTTGGGTGGTATTCCGGGCCTCACATTCCAGCGGCCCAAAATCACCCAACACGTCACGGTTGGACAACAGACAGCGGAGAAAACGGCGTTGCCGTCTCAAAAGATGACCATTACGCCGATCAACTTTACGAAACAGACGTACGGCGGTTCGGTCGACGTGTCGCGACAGGACATTGATTTCACGTCGCCCGCGGCGTGGGACATTCTCGTGCGCGACCTGGCCGACGTCTACGCCGTGTCGACCGAGACCGCGGTAGCGGCAAACGTGGTCGCGGACGCCGGTACGCCCGTCGTGTTGGGGGGCGCTACGTTGCAAGACTGGACTAAAGCTCTGTACACGGCGGCGATGCACTCCTACCAAATCGGTAAGCGGATGCCGGACCGCGTGTTTTGCGCGCTTGACGTGTGGGCCGCGTTGGGTTCCCTGGTCGACGTCGCCCGCCCGGCGTTCCCGCCTGGCGGCAATCTGGACACGGCCGCCGGTGAATCGTCAATGGCCGATTTCCGCGGCGACGTCCTCGGGTTGCCGCGTGTCGTCGTGCCGACGTTCGCGGCCGGTACGTGCATCGTCGGGCCGTCCCAACTTTACGAGGTGTACGAGGACGTCATTGGCCTGTTGTCGGTCATTGAACCGTCCATTCTCGGCGTGGAAGTTGCCTACGGCGGGTACATAGCCGACGGCACGACCACGGGCGCGGCGTTCATCCCGATCACGACCACGGCGGGCGGGTTGCCCACGCTGGCCGACGACGAACCCGGCCCGGCCAACAGCGGCCGTAAGGCGGCCGAAAAGTAGATGCCGACGACCTGGCCGACGTTGCCACAAGTCCGGGCGTGGTTGCGCTTACAACCCAACAACGCCGAAGACTTGATAATCGACCAGGCCCGCGCCGCGGCCATTGACTACGGCATTGGGCGAACGGGCGCCGTGTGGGCTGTCGACGCCGCCGACGTACCCGACGCCGTAGCTATGGCCGCCACTATGGACGCCGCCCGTATCTATCGCCGCCGCGACAGCGTCGACGGCACGATTACATGGGGGGATATGGGCGCCGTCCGTATCGGCCGCGCCGACGCCGACGTAGAGCGGTTATATACGACCTACGCGCCCGTCGTGTTCGGGTAATGGGTTGGGACCGTACCGCCGTGGCGGCCGCGCTGGCCGAGACGCTGTCCGCAATCGACCCGACCGTGTCGGTCTACCCGACGGCGCCCGAGACGTTCAACCCGCCCGTGTACGTCGTCGGGTACCCGCGTCTCGTGCTCTACGCCAACCCGACGTTCAACACGGACACGGCGACCGTGCCGGTAATGGTCGGCGTCGGCATGGCCGAGGCCGACCGCGCCGACGCTATGTTGGGGGCGGCCCGTGACGCCATAGAAGCTGACATAACCCTCGGCGGCGTCGTGGTCGCCGTGCGCGTGACCGAACAATCCGGGTGGCGCCGACTGTCGGTAGCGGGTTCGGAAATCCTGGCCGCTGATTTGGTGTGCGACATACGACAGTAGAGAAAGGAAACGACCATGACCGACGCATCAACGAAACCGGCGCCTAGCCCACGGATCGACCCGACGCCGCCCGACGCCGTGCCGGTAATGATGACCGACGCCTACGTAGAGATCGGCGGCGCCAATCTGTCGTGTCTCGGCCTAGAGGTTTCGATTGAACCGGAACTCAAGCCGATCGAACAGACGACGTTTTGCGGCGTCAAGGATTACCCCGGCCCGAGCAAATGGCATTTCAAGGCGAAGCTGGCGCAATCGTTCTCGGCGGGCGCGACCGATGAGACGTTGCAAGCGGCACTAGCCGCGTACAAGGCCGACGGTACGCCGTGTGACATAAGCGTGCGGCCGACCAAGGCCGTAGCCTCGCCAACGAACCCGTCGTTTGAAACCTCGGCCATTCCCCAGGATTACACCGTGTTCGGTGGGGCCGCGGGCGCGGCGTCCGAGGTCGACATTGATTGGATTTGCGACGCGCCGACACGCATTACGGCCTAGGCCTCGTGGCCGACACACAATGGTCCGACGTCCGCGGTAAGGACGCCATAGTAGGGATAGAGGGTTTGCGCGCCCTACGCGCCGACGTGGCCCGCATGACGGCCGAATATAAAGGCCCGTGGACGTTGGCGATGAAGGCCGCGGGCCGGGCCGTATGCGACCCGATAGCGAACATGGCGCGAGAGCGATTGCCCATGTCGGACCGGCGCGACGACAAGTACCACCATTCGGGCCGGTTGGTCGCGTCGGTCCGCGTCAACGCAAACAAGATGGGTGCCAGCGTTGCTATGGGCCGGGCCGGAACGGTGACCTATGCCGGTTGGATGGAGTTCGGCGGCAAGCGCAAATCGCCGCATTTTTCCGAACGGCCGATAGAGCGACGCGGCCGCTACTTGTACCCGGCCGCCTACGAATACGCGCCCACGGCCGCGGCCCGCTACAACGTCGAACTGAGCCGCGCCATTGACGCGACCAAATGGACGAACGACACGAACAACCCCGAGCAAGTACACGACTAGGGAGAACCAATGCACGACGACGAACCCGTAGAGATCGACAGCGAAAAACCGCTACGACTGTCGGCCGACGCCATGCGGGCGTTAAAAAAGGCGACGGGCCGGTCTATGTCGGACCTGTTGAACGACGACGACGACGACGCGGCGCGGTTACAGACAATGGCGTTCGCTGAACTCTTTCGGCGCGAGGCCCGGCTAGGTCACTTGTCCGACGCCGCGGCCCTATGGGAACGGGCCGGGTCCGTAGAACTAGATTTGGTCGTGACGGCGCCGACCGATTTTTTAGACGGCGCATCCTCGCAAACCTCGCGGCGTTCTGCCGGTACTGGCGAATGACGCCCGCCGAGGTAGACGCGTTGGACGACGAGACGTACAACGCGTTCAGCGAATATATGCAACGCGAGGCCTACGAACTAGAACGACTGTCGAAGCGTAGGGCGTAGCTATGGCCGGGCCGTCAATCGTCGTACGCATCCTCGGCGACGTTAAAGGCCTCGGCCAGGCCCTAGGCGACGCGGGCGACAAGGCCCAAAAGGGCGCGCAAAAGGCCCATGCCGCGTTCAGTTCGTTCCTTGGCAACATAAACAAAACCGGCGTCCTCGGCCCGTTCGGCCTCGCGTTGGACGGCGTCGACCAGGCCATAGGCGCCATAGTCGACCACGGAAAAAGCGTCGGCCCGATGATGGCGGGCGTCGGCGCGGGTATCACCGCGTTGGGCGCCACGTTGTCGACGTTCGGGTCTAAAGAACAGGCGTCGCACCAACAACTACAACAGGCCATAAAGAACACGGGCAAAAGTTATGACGACTATGCGGGCCGTATCGAAAACACGATAAAGAAACAGGAGAACTACGGCCATACCGCTGAACAGACACAAGACGCGTTACGCGTCCTCACCCAAGCGACGCACGACCCGGCCAAGGCCCTAGAACTGATCGGCACGGCCTCGGACGTCGCGGCGGCAAAACATATTGACCTAACCGACGCCGCGACGAAAATGGGAAAGGTCTACAACGGCAACACGAGATTGTTAAAAGAGTTCGGCCTCGCGGCCGGGACGACGGCCAAGACGGCGACGAAAGGTTTGGAGACCGCGACCAAGGAAGCGACGCGGGCCGACGACGCCGCGGCCGCGGCGAAACAAAACCTCGCGGACCTACAAGCGCGCTTGTCCGGCAAAACGCAACTAACCGTCTCGGACCAAATCGCGTTGCGTAAGGCCCAAGAAAAAGTTACCGACACCGCGCTCGCCCAACAGGCCGCCCACGAAAAGCTAGCGGCGGCCGCCGACGCGTCACACAAGGCCGTTGGCAACCAGGCCGACACAATGGCCCGACTAGCCGACGTGACCAAAGGACAGGCCGCCGCGGCGGCCGACACGTTCGGCGGCAAAATGGACGCCGTTAAGGCGAAGATTACCGACGCCGTCAGCATGTACGGACAAAAGTACGGCCCGGCTATTCAAATGATCGGCGTTGCCGTAATGGCGTTGGGTTCAATCTGGACGATGGTTGACGCGATGGAATGGTCCGCGTTGTGGCCCGTCCTCGCCGTGGCCGCGGCCGTCGCCGCGTTGATCGTTATCGGCGTCATTCTTTACAAAAACTGGGGAACCATTTGGGCCGCGATGCACGACGCCGTCAACTTCGTATGGTCGATCATCCAAGACGTGTGGCATTGGATCGCGAACAACTGGCCGTTGTTGTTGGCTATCCTGTTCGGCCCGGTCGGTATCGCCGCCGCGCTTATCGTCACCAACTTTGGAACGATCAAGTCCGCCGCGGGCGACGCCGTTCGTTTCATCGTCTCGGTTTGGAACGGCCTGGTGGGTTTCTTTTACGGCATCGTGTCGGCCATTGGCGGGTTCTTCGCGGGCCTTTGGGGCGGCGTCGTCGGGTCGGCCAACGCGGCGATCGGCGCCGTAGAAGGCGCGTGGTCCGGCGTCGTGTCATGGGTGGCCGGGTTGGGCGGGTCGATCGCGAACGCGGCCCTACATATCTGGGACGGCATAATGGCGCCGTTCCGGGCCGTGGTCAACGGGATAGCGAACATTTGGAACAGCACCGTTGGACAGTTGCATTTTGACGTTCCGGGTTGGATACCAGGCATCGGCGGTAAGGGTTGGAACGCGCCGACAATCCCGACGTTTCAGACGGGCGGCGTCATGCCGTACACGGGCCTCGCGTTGTTGCACGCGGGCGAGACTGTCCTACCGACGCAAAACGGGCCGATTGGCCCGGCCGTCGTCATTCACAACGTCAACCTGTCGACCGAACTTGACGTTGACGCGTTCGGCCGCAAACTTAGCTGGACCCTACAAACGGCGGGGGTGTAATGACCTACCGCGACATTGTGCCCGCGGGACCGTGCACGCGTACGGCGTGGTTGTCGTTGTCGGGTTTGCCCGACGTGCCGTTAGAGGACGAATCCTCGGGGTACTTTTGTAGTGAACTCACGCTAGGTAGCCCGACCGTGCGCGAGGTAATCAGTAACCGGCCGGACCAGGACGGCGCCGACGACCGCACGGCCTACCTCGGGCCTCGGACCGTCTCGGCCAAGTTGACGGCCATTCGCACGGCGGGCGCCGTTATCGACGCCGTGGCGACCATGTTCGGGCCGTATCTCCAACCCTCGGCCCGGCCGACGTTGCATTACGTGTTGGAACGCGGCGACAATCCCGAACGCGTCCTCACGCTACGCGGGTCGGCCTACGAATGGTCCGTTATCGGCGCCGACGGGCGCGACGTGCATTTACAATGGACGGCCGCCGACCCGGTCGCCTACGACCCGGCGACGTATAGCGCGACCGCGTGGGCCGGTACGTCGACGGCGGGCGGCCGTAGCTACGACCGGACCTACGACCGGACCTACGCGCCGGGTGGCATGTCGTCTACGACCGGCCAGATAATCGGCAAAGGCGACCTACCCGTACGGCCCGTCGTTGACATTTTCGGCCCGATAACGGACCCGTTGGTCAGGTTCAGCGACACGGCGGGCGATTCGTGGGTGATCGCGTTTGCGGCCGGGTACCGGATTGACGCCACCAACTACGTCACGGTCGACACGGCCGCCCATAGCGCCTACGCCAACGGCGACCCGACGGCCTCGGTCCTGGCGTCGTTGGATTGGACCCGCCTTGTCTGGCCCGTGTTGCCGCCGCGGGTAGCCGTGTCGTTCATCTTGGGCGGCACGAACACGACGCAAGCGAGCCAAGTGGCGGCCTCGTGGCGCGACGGGTATTACGGGTGACGACGCCTATCCCGCCCGGCCGTGGCCGCTGGCGCGTCACGTTGCACGCCCGACAGTTCTCGGACACGGACTACGCACGGACGTTGTTGTTCGACATGGACGACGCCCGTAGCCGCCGGTTGGAGCAAAACCTGAACCAACCGGCCCGGTTCACGTTCACCGTGTCGGGCCGTAGTCCCACGGCGGCCGCCGTGCGCGAAATGGAAACCGACGTCGTTGTTTGGCGTTGGGACGACGTCGGCGGGCGCGACGTTCCCTATTTCCGTGGCGTGGTCGCCCAAGGTGAGGACCAGCTAACCGAACAGTCCCATACGGTGACGTTCACCTGTCACGACTACTTGGCCGTCCTGGCCCGGCGCTACTTGACGGCGACGGCCGACTACCAAACCGTCGACCAGGACAGCATCGTTAGCGACCTGGTCGCCCGCGTTACCACGGCCGCCGCGACGTCGGGTACGGCGGGCGCGCCGTCCGTGTCGTTGATGCCGGGTAGCTATTTGCCGCTGGCCGTCGTGCGCCGGGCGGGCGACGGGTCGAACCGGCCCGCCCTGTCGGGCCGTATGCGAATCCGCACATACGGCGCGTCCTCGGCCGTGGGACAGTTGCTGGACGATTTGGCCCACGTTATACAAGGCTACGACTACGACGTCGTGCCGGGTTGGCGGTTCGACGGCGACAACACACGCGACCTGTTACGCGTGTTCTATCCCAACGCCGGACAGGCCCGGAGCAACGTGGCCGAATACGGCGGCAACGTTGCAACCGTCACCCGTAGCGCGAACAGCACGGACTATTACAACTATGTCCGCGTCCTCGGCAACAACGGGTCGGCCGACCCGGCCGCGGCACAAAGGTATTCCGAGGCCGTCAACAGTGACGCGAACAATGTCACGGTCGTACCCATCGGCCTATGGGAGAACACAGACAACGTGGCCGACGCGTCGATACAAGCGACGTTGGACGACAAGGCCGCGGGCGACCTGAACTACGGCGGCGTCCTCGTGCCGTCGTACAGTCTCGGCCTCGCGCCCGAGGCCTATTACGAGGGGTTCGCCAACATGGGCGACACGTTGCCGATTGTGATCCGTAGCGGGCGACTGAACATCGGCCCGGACACGACGGTCCGTATCGTAGGTCTGTCGTTCGACATATCCGACGACGGCGCCGAGGACGTCGGCCTCACCGTCGGCCGTCCTCTTACGACATTGGTCAACATGTTGCGTAAGGGCGCGGCCGACGTCGACGCGTTGGCCCGTAGGTAGAAAGGACACCCGAACATGGCCCGCAAAACGCCGTTGTGGCAACAGTCCGGCAACTATTCGGCCCAAGCGGACCGCGGCCTCATGGCCGCCCTATGGCCCGCGGGCGGCGTATCGGGCGGCGCCGTGACGGCCGTGAACAACACAATGCAAGTATCGGTCGCGCCCGGTTCGGCCGCCGTACCGTTGGTCGCGGGCCAGGGTTGCGCGTTGTGTACGTGGGACGCCGCCGAGGTAGTGACGTTGACGGCCGCGCCGCCGTCGGGTCAAAGCCGCGTCGACCTGGTCGCCGTCCAATACCGCGACGCCAGTTTTGACGGCGGCGCCAACAACGATTTCGTCATGGTTGCCGTTGCCGGTACGCCCGCGACCACCAACCCGGCCGTACCGGCGACGCCGAACAATGCCTACGTGTTGGCCCGCGTCACCGTGCCGGGCGCGGCGGCCAACCTGAACACGGCGACCATTACGAACGTGGCGGCGACGCTCCAGCCCGTCGCCGGTACGCTCCTGGCGACGACCAGGGCCGCCCCGGCCGCCCAGGGCACCTACACCATTGGTGGCACGGCTCAGGCCTTGAACGCGTTCGCCGTCACCTTCACCGCCCCACCGTCGGGCCGCGTCCTCGTCCGCTGGAACGGGTTTGTGGCCGTGGTCGCGGGCGGGACAGGCCAGATGCAATTCTATCTCGGGGCCGCCGCCGCGGGTGGGGCGGCCTATCTGGCCCAACCCGTCGGCAACAACTTCAGCGGGCGGTTGGTCGTGACCGAGCTATTGAGCGGCCTCGTGCCGGGCCAGTCCTATACCGTGACGCCGTACGGGTTCTCCAACGCCTTCGCCACCTACATTTATTACGGCGGGCCGGGCACGATAGGCAACTTCACCGGCAACGCCGGTCCCGCTATTACCGAGGTGTATGCCGCATGAGAAAAGGAAAGGAAACCAGACAATGACAGACACACAACCGACGACGCCCGAACCCGAACCGACGCCCGAACCCGAGGCCGAACCCTCGCACGGTGGCGCCGAAGGCGACGCGCCCGAGGCCGAGGACGCGACGACATGACGCTACGGCGAGATTGGATACCGTCGCCCAACCATTCGTCACGCGGTAGCGGCGTCCGTTTGCTCGTGCTCCACACGGCCGAGGGTTCGACCTCGTATCAGTCTTTGGGTGCGTTTTTCGCCAACCCGGCCTCGGAAGTGTCGTCGCATGTCGGGATAGACGACACGCCGGGCGTGATAGGCGAATACGTCGCCGCGGACCGCAAAGCATGGACGGCCGCCAACGCCAACCCGTATTCGGTACAAGCGGAACTTTGCGCGTTCGCCGCGTGGTCGCCCGCCGAATGGGACGCCCACGGCGTCATGCTGGAAAATACCGCCGCGTGGGTGGCCGAGGAATGTAGCCGGTTCGGTATCCCTGTCCGGCGACTGTCGGCCGCCGAGGCCCAGGGCGGCGCGACGGGCGTGTGCCAGCACGTCGACCTAGGCGCCGCGGGTGGCGGCCATTGGGACTGTGGCCCGTCGTTCCCTATGGGCCGCGTTGTCGAAATGGCGGGCGGCGTCGACACGGGCGGCCCGGCGCCGTCGCAACCCGCGCCCGGTGGCCCGGCGCCACCGTGGCCGGGCGTGTTGTTGGTCAACTTCCACGCGGGCGACGGTACGGCCCAATGGCAACGACAAATGGCGGCCCGTGGTTGGTCGCTGGCCGTGGACGATATGTACGGCGGCGAGAGTGAACGCGTGTGCCGACAGTTTCAATCGGAAAAAGGTCTAGCGGCCGACGGCATCGTGGGACCGCAAACGTGGGCCGCCGCGTGGACCGCGCCGATCACCTGACGGACAGGGTCTAGTGCCCTGGTACATCCGGCGCGAGCTGTACATGGTCCTCATTGGTACGGCCATGTTGGCCGTCTCGTGTGTCGTCCTCGCGCTGGACCAAAACCTCAGCACCGAACTATTGGGCACTATCGGCGCCATTGGCGGGTTGGCCGTCATCCTGAACGCCATTTTGCCCGCCAACGGGCGCGACGACTAGCTAGGCCTTTGGGTAACGACGGCGTAGGCCGCGCTGACCAGGGTGGCCGAGAGCCATTCCGATTGCGGGTTGGCCGTGGTCGACGTCGCCGTGTCGGTCCAAGCTTGTAGTTCAATGATGTTGCCGACGGTTTGGTAGGTCTCGCCCGATACCAATAGCGGAATGTTCGTGGCCTTGGGCATGGGCGACGACGTCGCCAGGTTCCATTGCCCGGCGTACGGTCCTTTTACCTCGGTTATATTGACGCCGCGCGCACCCGTGCCCTGGCCGGGATTGAACACGACCGAACCGGCCAACGAATAGATACCCTCCACGAGACAACGGATACCGCACGGCGAGAGCGCGTAGTCCGGGTCGCCCGGCCCGACCCATTCCCAACAGGGTCGGCCGAACCAACGCCACGGTTCGCCCGACGGGTCTAGGTCTATCGCCGTCCATGTGTTCGCGGGAATGGCCGAGGACGTGTCCGGGCCGAACGGCCCGCAGGAACGACATGGCGCCGCGCACGGCGAGGATTTCATGGGCGGCGATATGCCACGGCGAAAGGAAATAGTCGGCCTCGTCCGAGGACGATTGCGCCGGTACGTCGGTCACGGGCCAAGACTAGGCCGGGCCGGGCGCCCGTTACGGGGTTGGGTGGTACGGGGAAAGAATAACCAGCGGCCCGGCCCGGCCGACGGCCACACTAGGCCGGACGGGCGGGCGTCGGCGCGAATCCCTAGGCGCGTCGGCGCCCGCCCGTGGGCCTCGCGTTTGCCCTGGTCGCCGCGACCCATAACCACCCACGCGAACGGTTTGCGGGCCTTAGAACGAATCGTAGAGGCCGTCCGGCGCCGGTAACGGGTGGCGGCAAGCGTTCCGGCGCCGGACGGCGACCTATCGGCGTAGGGCGGCGTCCTCGGCCGCCCGTGCGGCGTCGGCCCACGCGTCGCCCGCCTTACGCCACGCGTCGCCAATGTCCAACGCGGCGCGGGCGATCTCGTCCGCGGCCGACACGACGGCGGCGGCCGCGGCCCGCCATTCGACCACGGCGGCCCGTAGTTCGCGTTCGGTTACGTAGTCAATCTCCATAGCGCGGCCCTAGTTCGTCCCGCAGCGGCCCTAGTTCGTCCCGGATGCGCTGGCCCGTGCCGGGCGGGACGTCGGTTTCGACGGCGCCGGACCGGCCGACAATCAGTAGCGGCCCGACTATCGGCGTGCCACACAAGGCCGACGCGACGATATTGGCCGGTAGCCCGAGACGTAGCCCGTCCTCGTTCACGTACCCGACGACGGCGCCTAGGGCATCCCACGGTTGCACGGCCTCTATGTAGCCGCCGACGGCCTTTTGGTAGGACGCCAACACGCCGTCAATGGTGACGTCGGCAACGACGCCGTCGGGCGACACGAGGACGGCGGATATTGACCGGGCCGTCATTGGGCCGGTTGCCCGTCTAGGGAAACGTGTAGTTGCACGGTCATACGTTGGGGCGGGCGCCCGGCGTTGGCGGCCCGTAGCGTTCGCGTGAGGACGAACAACAACATTTCACGGCCGAGACTGTCCATAGCTTCCGCGCTAAATGTGACGTGTTCGCTGTCGCGGCGTTGGGCCTCGGCCGTCCGGTCAACGTGTAGTTCGTAGTCGGCGCCGTCGATACCCAACACGGCCGCGGCGCCCGCGACCGGGTGCGGCCCGTCACGTACCGGCCAAACCTCGGCGGCCAAATCCTGCCCTTGGAAATCGGCTAGAGCCTCGGCCGTCCCGCACGCGCTACAAATCTCGGCGTCGCGTGAACGAGACCGGGCGCCCATGTAGGCGCCCGGCATCGTGTCGTTGGGTATGTAGTGTCCGCACCGCGGACAGACAGGCCCGCGGCTAGTTGTGTCGTTGGTCATTGTTTCCGTTCCTTTCATGCGGCGCCGTAGACGGCGGCCAACGGTGCGGCGGCGACGTCGCCCGCGACCTCGCGTAGCTTGTGGCGGTAGGTCCGTAGGATTGTTTCGATTCGGTCGCCCAGCATGTCCGCGACCTGTTGGGGCGAGACGTCCGCGTCAATGAGGATGGACGCAACCGTGTGGCGTAGTTCGTGCGGCCGTGGCGGCCGTGGCGGGTCGCCCACGGTGACGCCGAGGCCGTTTGCTATCTCGGCCAGATTGTCGATCAGCGCGGCCTCGGACACGTACGGGCCTAGGTCGCCCGCAAACAGGTAGTCGTTCTCGGCGCCCAACGCGCCGACCGTGTCGAACCGGCGCCGGATGACGGCCCACGCGTTCGGGTTCAACGCGATGGTCCGTACGCCCGTGTCCGTTTTCGATTTGGGGATACGTAGGGTGCGGGCCTTTACGTCGACGTCGGTTCGTTGGACGCGCCGGGCCTCGCCCGGCCGCATACCCGTCGCGAGCATGAGGGCTACGACGTGGTTGGCCGCCTTGTCCGACGCCAACGCCGTTTTGTAGACCGCCGCGGCGTCGGCCGGGTCCATAGCGAACCGCGGGTCCGTGGGCGCCGCGTGGCCCGGTATCCCGGCCCGTCGGGCGACGTTGTCGGCAACGTGGCGCCGGGCGACGGCCTCGTCTATCGCACGGGCCAACAGGTTGCGGGCCTGTTTGCACGCGTTGTCGCCCCACGGTTTGCGGGCGACGTCGACGCCCATCGCGCGGGCGCTTAGCCATAGTTCGACGTCCTCGGCGCTGAGACGCCGCAACGCCACGCCGTCAAACGTGCGGCGTATGTCGTCGGCCAACCAAACCTCGCGCCGTTGTGACGACGACGAGAGGCCCGTACCGTGGCGGCCTTTTCGGTTGGCGACCACGTTGGCCCGCCAGTAGTCGAACCACGACGCCACGGTCCAACTAGAGCGGGTGCCGGGCGCCGGGCGTGGCCCGCCGATTTCGTCGGCCTCGGTCCGTAGCTTGACCAACAGGGCCTCGGCGTCGGCCGCCTTGTCGGTTTTGGTCCGGCGCGACAGTCGGCGCCCGTCGGACAGAACGACGGTGACCCGGTAGACGCCGCGGGCCTTGTCGTAGTAGATGGACCCGTCACCGTTGGCGCGCTTGGGGCGCGCCACACGACGCGGGCGGTTTCCGTTCCTTGTTGCCATTTTCCGTTCCTTTTGGGTGGGTGTAACTGTTGGGTGTAACCCGGACGTACGACCAGGTCATACCAGTGTATACCAGGGCATACGAACGACCAGGCCAGGACGGGTGACAATGCCGTGACCAGGGCCGTCGTGTTCCTGCACGGTGAACACCGGGCCACCTAATGCCCTGGTCGCGGGGTACATGGGTGTAACGCGGGTGCAACCCCGCACCGGCGCCGAGGCCTCGGCACAAACCGCTTGACGGCCGGTACAACGCGGCGCGACAACTAGGTCCGACAAACACCCAACGCCCGCCGTCGGACCGGGCCGCGCGACGACCGGGGGGCGCCGTAGTGGCCCGTGCCGTTGCGGGCGACAACGGAACGGAAACCAACTATGGGAACGGTTCGGCCGCGCCCGTCCGATACCGGGCGCGAGGCCTACCGCGTGGCCGAGGTAGCCGCGATGACGGGCCTGTCGGTACGGCGTGTCTACAAACTGATTAGCGACGGCGACCTAGAGGCCGTCAAAACGCCCGGCGCCGCGAACGCGCCGTGGTTGGTCACGGGCGCCGCGCTGGCCCGTTTCTTTCACCGCAACCGGGTACGGGTGTCGTCATGACGGCCGAGGTAATCGACGTCGACCCGACGACGGGCGAGATTGTCCCCGCGCGCTCGCCGCAACTGTTGACGGTTGCGCCGTCCTCGGACGTGGTCGCGCTCCAACGGGCCTATGCCCAGTTGTGCGCCGACATACTGACGCCCGAGGACTACCAACGCGTCGGCGGCCAATCGTTCAAAAAGAAACAAGCGTGGCGAAAACTGGCCGCCGCGTTCAACGTGTCCGACACGTTGGTGAGCAAGGAATATGACCGCGACCCGGAAACCGGCCGGACGATTCGGGCCGAATACCTCGTACGGGCGACGGCGCCCAACGGCCGGACGTCCGAGGGTATCGGTATCGCGTCGATATGGGACAAGACGACGTTTACGAATCCCGAACACGACATACCGGCGACGGCGCATACCCGCGCCAAGAACCGGGCGTTCTCGGACCTGTTCGGTTTGGGCGAGGTATCCGCCGAGGAGATGTACGGCGCCGACACGACAAACCCGCCCGCCGATAGCGCGACGCAAGCGCAACGAACCCGGCGAGGACGGCCACCTAAGAAAACGGCGCAACCGCTCGAGCTAGAACCCGGCGAGGCCGAACTAGAGGCCCGCATACTGTCGAACGACGCCGTCCGCGCCGCGTTCCGACAATGGCGCGCCGACAAAAAGTTGCCGTGGCCGCCCGCCGACGGCGAACAGTTTTTGCAAATGGTGCGCGAGGTCGACGCCATAGAGGCCGAGATGGCCCGCGACGACTACGACCCGCCCGTAGACAAACCCGACACGGTGCTACGCAACAAGGACGGCCAACCCTCGGACGCCGAATGGAACGCCTACCAGGGCGGCGCGGGCCTCGGAACATGACAACGGCACGACAACGCGTTGGTCGGTTACAGTCCGTTCGTCGTCGGACGAATCGGCCGACGTGTAGCGGCCAGGGCGCGGGTATCGGTGGAACGGAAAAGCCCTACCTACCCGGCCCTGGCCGTTACTACGACCCGGCGTTGGCCCACCCAAAGGACCGCAACCGGGCCGACGGTAACCCTAGGGCCGTCGTTATCGGTTGCGGTAGTCGGTTAGGGCGTCTAATCACGTCGCCCGCCCGTTCGGCCTGGTAGGGCCGTGCGTTGCCCGCAATGCGGCGTAGCTCTATCCCTTGTCCTGGCCGACGACGCCCACCGTGCCGACGACGAACCCGCCGACCCTATGGCGCCCGTCGTTCGCCGCCTAGAGGCCGAAACGTTCGCGCCGACGTCGGCGCCGCCCGACCACGAACCGAGGCCGTAGGCGTGTCTGGAGAGGCCAACCGTGCCGTTTGGGATGCCAGGGACGACGGGCGTATTGGCGGGCGGGCGACGTTGGTGGTTGCGTTGTCGTTGGCCCGCCGTACCAACGCCGACCGTTTGGCCTACCCGTCGGTCCGGACCTTGGCCGCCGAAACCGAATACGGCCTTGCAACCGTCCATCTCGCCCTACGGGCCATAGTCGGCGCCGGGTTGTACGCCGTGGTTGTGACAGGCCGAGGACGCCGCGCCACGACCTACCGTTTAGCGTTATCCCCACGGAACGCAAACGTTGTGGATAACAACGGCGTAGCGTTCCACCACGGAAACGCAATAGCGTTCGGTCCCAACGGCGTAGCGTTCAGTTCCGAGGCCCGTAGCGTTCAGTCAGCGCGCGCGTATAAGGAAGAAACAAATTTAGAAACAGGAAATAGCGCGCGCGACAACCCGGTGGTTAGTCCGGCCGAGATACCCCTACGCGTGGCCGCCCTACGCGACGCGCGAGAGGCCGAACCCGAACCCGAGGCCGAACACGAAACGCCGCGATCGCCGGGTGTCACGGCGGCCGACGACGTACCGGCCCGCGTGGCCGAGATTCGCCGCGGCCTAAGGCGGCGGCACCCGTGACCCGCCAACCCCCGTCGCACAAACCCGACGGGTATTCCCTCGGCGCCCACGACGTCGGCGACTACGCCGTCCTCGTGTCGTGCCGTTGCGGCGCCGTGTTCGGCGCCGACAGCCACGAGGCCGCTATGGCGCTATGGGAGCAACACGCCGACGACGCCGAGGCCGACGGGTGACCGTCGTGGGCCTCGCAATCGTCGCCGCTGGCGTCGTCCTCGTGGTCGCCGGTTCGTACCTCACGCGCAAAGGCCGCAAATGACGTTGTCGTTGGACCGGATGACGGCGGCCGAGGTACGCATGGCCGCGGGCGTCGGCGTCGGCGTCATTGTCGACGTCCTGTTCAACAATCGCCGCGACCCGTCGACCACAAGTAGCGGGCGCGCAATCTGGCACGACGCCATTGTTGGTTCGCTAGGCGAATACGCGGCGTCGGTCATGTTGGGCGAACCCTTCCGGGCGCCGACGTTCGCGCAACGACACGACGGCGACATTGGCCCGCGATGGGAGGCACGGGCGACCGAGCTACATAACGGCCATTTGATTATCCGGCCGTGGGACATACCGACGCGACCATTTCTACTTGTGACCGGCCGCCCACCCGGCCCGTTCCATCTACGCGGCGCCATGTTGGGCGCCGACGCCATGCGCGAGGACTACGAACTACAACCCGGCCAAGGCCCGAACCCGCGTAACGGTTGCCGTAGCTATTGGGTGCCGCAAGACGCGTTGTTACCCGTTGACGATGTTCTCTAGGGAAAGGATGAAACATGCGCCGTTTGTGGATTTGGTTAACCCGTAGAGGCCGACGACGTCCCTACGATTGGGCCGAGACGATGCCGTACCTACGCCAACCGTCCCACGTTCGCCACGTCCATACGTACAAGCGGGCCGGACAATGACGGCCGTGTCGACGGTAGAGGCCGCCAAGATTGCCCACGTGTCGGTTCGACAGTTGCACCGTTGGACCGAACGCGGCTACCTACACCCGGCCGTCGAACCCGGACCGGGACAGGGCTACAAACACTTGTTGTGGTATTCGGCCGACATTGACGACGCCGAGATATTGGGCGTCATCTCGCGCACCGTGACCGAGCCCGATTTCTTGGAACGGTTCGCCCGCGCCCTAAAGGACGGGCCGACGTTGACGGTCACGGACCATATTTACGAGGTTGTCGTAACGGTTAGGCCTCGGTCATGACGGGCGACCCGTGGCGCGGCCTACCCGAACCGTTGCCGTTGGACGCCCAGACGTTTTGCGTAGAGGACGCGCCCGAGGCCGTATGTGGTTGGGGACAGGACTACCGGACCGGCGAGGTACAACGCATCGTGTTCGTGACGCTGGTCGGCGGGCCGCCGTTGAAAGACAGCGGCGAACCCTCGCACCCGTTGCGGGTTGTCATGTCCGAACCCACGGCCGACAAGTTGCGGGCGTTGCTAGACCACGCGGACCATTGGGCCTGTTACGAACGGGCCGAACGCGTCGACCCTACGTTCTAGCCATGCGTTCAATGTCGGCCCGTGGCCGACGAACCCTACGACCAAGATAAGGACGGTTCGTATATGGACGCGTCTAGGCCGTGCGAGAAACCCGGCCCGCACGTACGTACCTCGCCGTCGTACCTAAAGCAAGTGTTGTGTAACCGCGTCACGGGTCATCCTGGCCCGCACCGCTGTTACGACACCCGGACGTTTAAGGTGGTCGCGGAATGGACCGTGACCTACGACCCGGCGCCCGCAATCAAGGTAGGCGGCAAACGTGACCCGAATGTGTGACGAATGTGGGCATGACACTAGGCGCCGTACCCGGTGCGCCCGGTGTGGCGCGATGGTGTGCCGCTGGTGCTTTCACCACGGGCTACACAGTACGGAACGTGACAACCCGTAGCCCGGAACTATGGACGCCCGCCTACCGGCGCCTACGCGATTGGGTGCGGTACGTGCGCGACCATAACGAATGTCAGATACGCGGGCCGCGTTGTACGGGCGTGGCGTCGTGCGTCGACCACATAGTTAACCGGGTCGACGGCGGCGCGACGTACGACCCGTCCAACATGCGGGCCGCGTGTTGGACGTGCAACGCACAACGGGCGGGCGAATACGGGGGACGTAGACACGGGCGGGCCTCGCCCTACGCGGGAAATAAAACGGCACGCCCTACCTATCGGCATGGGTGGGTGGGGGCGGGGTATGAGACGCGCCTCTGAACGCGCGGCGGGTACCCGCCATTTTTTGTCAAGTGGGCGCCGTTCTCATCCCGCACCAAGTGTCTTTTTCCCCCAGGTCCGA